AAAAAATTGGGGGGAGATCTCAGCATGTTATGCATGGATGCACGATCGCGCGTTCAGAGAATATAAACGGAAAAATATACATTATGCGATACCAGTAATTATATTGAGCACTTTGACAGGGACCGCAAATTTTGCTCAGCAAAATATACCAGAACATCTTAGACCAATGGCAATTATGGTAATAGGAGGGCTTAATTTACTTTCAGGACTAATAACTACATTAGCTCAATTTTTCAAAATAAACGAACTACAGGAATCACATCGTAGTTCAAGTGTAATGTTTTCTAAATTTTCAAGAAATATAACGGTTGAATTAAACCTTCCTGTAAATGATAGATGTAGTGATGGTTCGGTGTTTGTTGATACTTGTAGACAAGAATACAACAGAATGATAGAACAAAGTCCTTCTATTCCAAACAGTATTTTAATATTATTTAATAAAAAATTTAAACATAGTTTGTTTAGTAAGCCGACTATATCACAATTACATGAAATAGTAATTTATAAAGATGATGAAACGAGTGTAGAAAATAAACATTTAGAAAGGTATAAACTTATTGAACAGCAAAGGCATAAAAGTGCTAAAAATTTAAAAATAAAACGTACATCTTTTAAACTTCCTAAAGCACTTAGAACGAATACTCTTGATGATTCGGATAGTGAAGAATTGAACACGGAACGCAGTTACTCGGGTGATATTGAGTTAACTGTGCCTACAAATGTGCCTACAATTGTGGATGCATCGTCAAATAAAATATTAAAATTATAAAGATAGTTTAAACAATAAACTATCTTTATATTCATTATATGACGGAAGAGGGGAATAATTGTCGTTATTTGGAATACCATCATTTGAACTTTTTTCTTTATATTTTGTATGCTCACTTTATAACAATGGTGTTTTATAAAATGTCTGCAAACACATACTTACCTAGTTTGATGTATAGAGTAAGGGTTCTATTAAATGCTATATATAAATACATGAATCCACAGAAAACATATCTGAATGCATCAGACTCGGTGTTATTGGTGATTGATATGGTGGATGCTTATAGATCGTTATTTTCTTCTCGTATGATTAAAGAAATTAATGCTAACATTGAATTGGCAAAGAAAAATAACATTCCTGTTGTATACACGAAGTGGGTAAGAACAAATAATACGGATGACATGATAGGTGATGTTGTAGATGGCAAAAGATTTTGGAGTTTTTATATACCGGAGAAAACTGATATAATAGATGAATTAAAAAAAAATATAGCAAAAGACGACCTTATAATTAACACTATTTTTCCTAATACATTTGCACATGGAACACAACTTATGGATGTTATTAAAGAAAGAAAGAACCTTATATTATGTGGAACATGGACGGAGTCGTGTATAAAACATACGGCGGATGCCGCGGTTGAAATGAATTTAAGACCATACATTTTGAAGTTTGCTTGTAGTGGTCATTGGCCTTTTTCGTCTTGGTCTATGATTATTCAAGGTATGTTACAAAGTGAAATAGTAAAATCTCTTATTTATGTTTAATCTTTTCTTTTGGTTTTTTTGTGTTTTTTCTTAAATGTTTTACCTTTTTTGTGTTTTTTATTTTTAGTTTCTTTTCTCTTCTTCTTATTTTTCTTGTTTTTATCCTTACTGAATTTTGGAATTTTAATTTTTCTGTGTTTCCTTGTTTTTTTGCCGCCGTCGTAGCGGTCGGCCCCGTCGGAGCGGTCGGCCGCTCCGACGGGGCGCTCCGACGGGGCTGCGGCTGCGGCTGCGGTCGGGGCGGCTGCGGTCGGGGCGGCTGCGGCTGCGGCCGGAGTCGCTGCTGCGGGAGGGAGATCGGTCATATATATATATAGAATATAATTAACTTAAAAACCTAAAAATAGTTATAATAGCTAATATGGGTATAGTGGACGAATATATAAAAGAAACCACTAAATATAAATCTAGTCATGGTGATAAAACCGTCGTTTTAATGCAGTGTGGTAGTTTTTTTGAAATATATGGTTTAAAAGATAAATGTGGTGTGATTACAGGGTCAGATTTGGTTAATATAGCCGAGATTTGCGAATTAAATATTGCTAATAAAAAGATATGTGTTCAAGGTAAAAATGTAGTAATGGCAGGATTTGGACTTCAGATGATAGATAAATATTTAAGAAAATTAAATGAAAAAGGGTATACATGTCCGGTTATAGTCCAAGATGTGCAAGCGGCAAATTCTCCACGAAGTTTAAAAGGTATTTATTCACCTGGAACAAATTTTATGAATGAAACAAATAATCTAACAAACAATATTATGTGTCTTTGGATAAATATTAATAATTCAGATATATTTTTAAATAATTCACTAAAACAAACCATTGTTTGTGGGTCTGCTTGTGTAGATATTTATACAGGCAAATCTTTCATACAACAATTTTCAAATGAATACCTACATAATCCAGCGACATTTGACGAATTAGAGAAATTTGTTTCTATATACAATCCTTGCGAGACAATTATCATACATAATTTCGGTGATGAAAACAAAATTAATGATATCATTAATTTTGTTAATATTCAATCGTTGAAAATCCATAAAATCTCCACCCAAGAACAAAAAGTAATAAATTGTGAAAAGCAAACATATCAAAAACAAATAATAGAGCAGTATTACGAAACAAAAGACAATGAGAATATTTATTTAGAATTATCTAATTATTGTATTGCTTGCCAAGCATATTGTTATTTGTTAAATTTTTTGTATGAATCAGATCCAAGTTTAGTATCTAAGATACACGAACCTTATTATGAGACGGTAAACAATGATAAATTAGCTACATCAAATCATTCATTAAAACAATTAAATATTATAGAAGATAGTAATTATAAAGGCAAACTATCATCAATCGCGACATTTTTAAACAATGCGGTTACTCCAATGGGCAAACGTGCATTTGAACATTTAATCTTGCATCCAATTTCAGATAGCAAATTACTTATAAAAGAATATGATATTACAGAGTATCTGATAACAACCAATAAATTAAGTAGTTTAAGAACGAATATTCAGGATATAAAAGATCTGGAGAAGTTAAATAGGAAACTATTAAAGAGGGAGATAACACCAGTTAATTTTGTAACGATTCATGATAATATAGAGACGATTAGGAGTGTATATAAAGGGCTATGTAAGGATAAGATCTTAAATAAATATCTATTAGATACCGGAGAAGTAGGATCAAATAGTGATGAAATACAAAAAGGATGCGATGAGATACTGAATAGTATAAAATATACGTTAGATATAAAAGCTTGTAAGGATGTAAACACCGTAAACATAGATAGAAATATAATAAAAGAAGGTGTTATTGAAGAGTTAGATAATAAAATAGAAAAATGGCATGAACGAAATGATATATTAGAATGTGTTAGAAAATATCTGAATAATATGCTTTTAACTTATGAGACGAGTCGTCGTAAGACTACAAGCACAAACGCAAGTTCATGCGAATATATCAAGATTCACGACACAGAGAAAAGTGGTTGCACGCTTCAATTGACCCAAAAGCGTGCTAAAACCATAACAGAGGAATTGAAGCGGATGAATATAACAGGTTCTATAGAACTAAGTTATATTTCAAGTTATAGTTCAAGTTATAAATCATCAAACGAAACGAAAACTTATATATTAAATGTAGATGATTTAGAGTTTGTTACGGCAACAGGTACAAATAAAAATATAATGGGTAGTCAAATGCAACACATATATAAATCAATAACTACGACAAAAACGCACATGTTAGACGAGGTAGTTTTACAATACAAAAAATATGTAAATAATTTCATAGAGTTATCAGATAAATTTTTGAATGTAATTAATTACATAACGAAATTGGATGTATTACAGAACAAGGTTTATATATCGGTAAACAACAACCTATGTAAGCCTAAAATAGTAAATACAGATAAATCGTATTTTAATTGTAAAGGACTGAGACATTTATTGATAGAGAACCTAAACACAAGTGAGTTATACGTTGCGAACGATATAAGATTGGGTGACATGATGGATGGTATGTTAATATACGGAACGAATGCTGTTGGTAAAACAAGTTTGATAAGGGCATTAGGTATAACTATTATAATGGCACAATCAGGTCTTTATGTGCCTTGTAGTGAGATGGATTATAATCCGTATACACAAATATTTACACGAATATTAGGGAATGATAATATTTTCAAGGGGTTATCAACATTTGCGGTTGAGATGTCAGAGTTGAGAACTATACTGAAGTATGCGGATAAGAACAGTTTAATATTAGGCGACGAACTCTGTTCGGGAACAGAAACCGAATCGGCAACGGCAATATTTATTTCGGGTGTTACAGAATTACATAATAAAACTTCATCGTTTGTATTTGCTACACATTTTCATGAAATAACTGATAGAGATGAAATAAAAGAATTAAAAAAATTGGAATTAAAACATATGACGGTTAGGTATGATGAATCAAATGATATATTAATTTACGATAGAATACTGAAAGACACAGCAGGTAGTAGTAATTACGGATTGGAGGTATGCAAATCGCTTTCGATGCCCGAAGAATTTTTAAAACGTGCTCATGATATTCGTATTAAATATTGTCCAAAAGACAAGGGTATACTTTCAATGAATACGAGTCGTTATAATAGTGAAAAGATAGTTGGTAATTGTGAGTTATGTGATAAAATAGCAAGTGAGACACATCATATGCACCCACAAGAGTCCGCGGATGAAATGGGATTTATAGATGGGTTTAAGAAGAACCATAAAGCAAATTTAATGAGTATATGTAAAGAATGTCATAAAAAGATAACGTCAAATAAAACCATACACAAAAAGCATAAAACAACAATCGGTATATGTTTAGAAGAAATTTAATTTAGCAAATATATATATATATATGGATATAGCGTTTTATATGTCTATAATAATATTCATTATTATAGTATTTGGTTTATATCCGAATTTATTTGAGAAGGTCCAACAAATGATGAGTTATTTAACTATTAATGTTTTTGGTGTAATAATTGTGTTAATTTTTATAGGATTAACCAAAAATTATTTAGATATTTATAAAACGAGCACAAAAAATGGAACATTTAGAGGTGAAGACGGAAATAATTCTAAATTTGATGATATGTATATTGTAGGACTTGATAAACTAGATTTTGCATAGATTTTGCATAGATTTTGCATAGATTTTGCATAGATTTTGAATAATATTAAATTGAATATAAAATTTATATTATTAGTATAATAATAAGAATGATTATACCAATAAAATGCTTTACTTGTGGGAATGTATTAGCGGACAAATACGAATATTATATAATTAATGTTAGAAAAGAGAAAGTAAAAAACAATCTGGATGCTGACAAAGTAATTTATTTAACGAATGAGAATGTTGAGAAAACACCGGAAGGAATGATAATGGATCAACTAGAATTAAATAGTATGTGTTGTAGGCGTCATATGTTGACACACGTAGACATAGAATAATATTTTCTTGAAGTAGTATATAAAATGAAAGAGGTTTTAATGATTTCAGTAATATTTTTTATAATATTTTTAATGTTTAATCCATTACCTTCTCATGTGAGACCTTGGGGTATGGTGTTGGATCCCGTAATAGATGTTAAAGACAAAGTATACAACAGTTTGAAAGGAAACGATCATAGACATAGTTCGGCTGTATTAGATCAACCAATTTAATATATCATTACTATATAAATGGGTAATGAGGAATTATGTAGTCCTGCAATGATATATTTAGTATTTTCTATAATAGCTTATATCTTGTCAGTTATAAAAAACGTGAGGACCGCGAATTATTGTATTGGAAACTATGAATGCGAAACGGTGAATAGACCTTTAGTTTTTATAATTAAATTTTTATACATAATATTTTGGACATGGATTTGAAATTTACTTTGTTCTAATGGTTATACCAATGTTGCGTGGATTTTTATTTTATTGCCTATTGCGATGTTTTTCTTCTTCGTGATTTTGATGATTACAAAGGATCATTTAAAATTAAGAAATAGATATCGTGAATATTACGAAGAATATAAAGGAGATGAGGAAGATGAATAAATATTTTATAAATTTTTTTTTAGTTATTTTATATATAATGGCACCAGATAAAAAAACTAGACG